GGGGAATCGGCCCCTGCAGCTAAGCCCCAATTGTACTATAGCAATATGAGTGAATCCACGCATAACCTTTCGGTTCCGTGGACTCCCCAACAGCTGATGCACCAAAATCGGTGATCAGTGGCTATTGCGGAATTTTCCGCACGTACAATCTACGTCTTGATAGACGTACCACCGGAATAACCCGGACCTACGTTTATAGTAGGTGTAGAAAATCTCAAAATGTTGTAGATGTAAAGAGAATTATGGTAGTGGTCGACCACCCCTTACGGGACGTGGTGATTACGCCGTCTATATCCAGAGTTTGGATCTTTACGGACACCGCTGCTTACTCTTTGGCTATCATAGCACAGGGTTTCCCCTTCCGACATAAGTCGAGCAAGGTGCTAAGCATCGAATTCTCATGCAACAGATCATTGATTTCCTACGATATGGCGCGGCTTAACTAGCAGCACCGATTCCCCTCTCAGATGTCTGTACTTACCGTCGGATCAAACGGCTGATTCTGACACCCAACTCCAACCCGCATAAAGCCGAGTTGGAGAATCACTCATCCTAGTTGCGTCTCTGGCAAGAGTCGTAAGCTTTCGCAAATAACCCGTATCGTCTGTTAACTCGTTATCTGGGTTGAGTCCCATTTTAACAGTTCGCACTCGATATTCTGGTTGCCATCGGTCCCAATCGATAATCTTAGTGTTCCAGCAGTTGCGTACATGATTTATGCACCCAATCTCTGATCCATTAGGTTTATATGCTGGGATACGCTTATACCGCACTTTATCCACGTAAGGTTTAAATCTACGTAAATCAGTGCGCCCTTCCCTGTTCCAGCCAAGGACGGGGGAGTCAATCCCAACGAAGGGTAGAGGCCCTGAGGCCGCCGTGACTCTTCTGCGTATTAGATCAGCAGTGAGAAAATAACCTTTTTTGAAAAGGTCACGTTCCTTGCTGATAATGGATACATAAGTATCCATCGATGAGGAAGAATTTGGTATACTTTTAAAATATACCGGGGTAATGTCCACACCCTTGTAAGCGTGGACGCCACATGATTCTCGAAAGTGAGACCTAAAGAAGCTCTTTTCAGTATTGAGCTTCATGCCGAACTTCGGCAACCAGTCGTAAATAGCTGGAACAAAGGCTGACGGTATTATAATGTCGTCACCGTACACAAACACTTTCTTGGATGCATTGAACCTTCCCTCTGTGGAAGAAAGGAGGATTATAGACTTAATAAGTGCATAGTGCACTACAGCCATAATCGGGAAACATAGACCTGAACCCATCGGAGCAAATTTCTTTAACTCGATGGACTTAATGCCTATGTCACACTGGTTTTTATCGAAATCAACATAGCGCGTTGATAGCGCCATTAACACGTCGTGAAGATCGTGTTGGTCTCTAAAGAGAATTGAGACCAACAAACGTGCGATACGATCTGACGCCTCGGACATATCTATCGTCCCAGACTCCAGTGTTTCTGAACCTTCCAACGCTAATAGTTG